TTATTGAGCGAGCTTGGAAGCAGTGGAGCAAGGTTGGCAACTGCGAAGTCACAGGGCGGCACTCTTGGACTGATGTGCAACGCTTAATCCTTCGGTGCATTGCGCGTGATGGTGAAGTTCTTATTCGTATGATTAAGAAAAATACCGGGTTATGCTTGCAGATTCTTGAAGCCGACTTGCTTGATGATAGTTACAACGCCCGGGCTGATAACGGCAACGAAATCCGTTTTGGCGTTGAGTTTGATTCATACCGCCGCCCGGTTGCATACCACTTGCTTGGCAATCATCCCGGAGACTCTCAATTTAACGCTGATTTTAAGCGCCGCATTAGAGTTCCAGCCGAAGAAATTATTCACCCGTTTAAGACAGAGCGGCCAGAGCAAAGCCGTGGCATTCCTTGGCTTGTTAGCTCAATGAACAGGCTCAAGATGTTAGACGGCTATGCAGAAGCCGAGCTAGTTGCAGCTAGAACCGGGGCTGCTAAAATGGGCTTTTTCACCAAAGCAACACCGGACGGCTGGACGGGTGAGATTGATGATGACGGCAACTTGCCTGTTGATTCATCACCCGGAACGATTGAAGAACTTCCTGCTGGCGTAGATTTCAAAAGCTGGGACGCAAACCACCCAAATTCTGGTTATGGAGATTTCGTTAAATCTTGCCTTCGTGGAGTCGCTACTTCTCTTGGCATTAGTTACAACGCTCTTAGTAATGACTTGGAAGGAGTAAACTACTCAAGCATCCGAGCCGGACTAATTGAAGAGCGTGAAGTCTGGAAGGCAGTGCAGCGCATGATGATTGACCACGTTCTTGAGCCAGTTTTTGAAGCATGGCTTGAAGTTGAGCTTCTTTCTGGCCGCCTTGGTTTACCTTTCGACAAGTTCTTTAAGTTCAACGCTCCAGAATTCCGGGGCCGCCGTTGGGCTTGGGTTGACCCAAAGAAAGACATGGAAGCGGCAGTGCTGGCTATGCGTAACCGCATCAGACCACTTCGTGACATTATTGCTGACGCTGGTGATGACATCTATGACGTTCTTGCCAAGGTCAAAGAAGACGAAGAACTTGCTGCAAGTTATGGCTTAAAATTAGACCCTGACCAAATTGACAATTCTGAGATTGTCGATGAGCCAGAAGAAGGTTGAAGAACTGTCACACCGCTCGTTTGAGTTAAATCAACGGGCTATCAACGAAGACGACCGCACAATTGAAATTGCGTTTTCTTCTGAAGCCGAAGTAGAGCGCGGATACGGCACTGAAGTGCTAGACCATCGTGCCGCAAGCGTTCGCCTTGACCGTCTAAACAACGGCGGGGCTTTCCTGATGGAACACAACCGCAACGACCAGATTGGCGTTGTAGAACGGGCATGGATTGACGACGACAAAAAGGGTCGTGCAGTCGTTAAGTTTTCAAAGTCGGCAAGAGCCGAAGAGATTTTCCAAGACGTAAAGGATAACATTCGCCGATTGGTTTCGGTTGGTTATCGCATTCACGAAATGGATTCTGAAAAGATGGACGGGGGACGGGAGTCTATCCGGGCAACTGATTGGGAGCCATATGAACTCAGCTTGGTGAGCATTCCAGCCGACGACTCCGTGGGAGTTGGCAGGGGAATGGAAAACAACAAAACGGAAACCCAAAATTTAAAAACTGAAAATATGTCCGAAAATAAAGACATCCCATCGGCTCCCGAGCAACGCTCTGTGGAGGTTATCAACGAAGCTCCCCGTGTTGACATCAACGCCGAGCGTCACAGTGCTGTCTCTGCCGAGCGCAGCCGCATTGCAAACATCCAAGCAGTTGCCGAGCAAGCTAAAGAGCGCGGCATCAGCCTAGACATCAGCAAAGCTGTTTCTGAAGGCGTATCTGCTGACGATTTCCGTCAGGCTGCATTCGACAAAGTTTGTGAAAAGAAAGCTGAGTTTGTTCCTGCTGACCTTTCCAAGTCTGAGAAGCGTGACCTTGGCCGTTTTGACCTTGGAACTGCTCTTCGCGCTCACTACTCCGGTGCTAAACTGGACGGTGCAGAGCGTGAGATTGTTGAAGAAGGTATCCGTGAAGCTAAAGACGCTGGCATTGGCCAGTCTCGCGGCATCATGCTTCCTTCGTTCTACGTCAACAAGCGTGACATGACTGCTGGAACTGCCAACCAAGGCGGTAACACAATCGCAACTGATAAAGCTGGTCTTCTTGACGACTTCTTTGCTTCGTCAGTAATGAATCAACTTGGTGCTACTGTTCTCACCGGACTTTCTGGCAACCTTGACATTCCGATTCTTGCAGCCGGAACAGCAGCCGCTAAAAAAGCCGAGAACGCAGCAGCCGACGAAGTTAGCCCAACCACTTCACAGTTGAGCCTTACTCCTAAGCGACTCCCTGCATTCATCGACATCAGTGACCAGCTCTTGAGCCAGTCGTCTTCCGCAATTGAAGCAATGCTTCGCGGACACCTAACTGCTCAGATGCTTGAGACTCAGGAAAAAGCATTCTTCCACGGTGGTGGAACCAACGAAGCAAACGGCGTTGCTGGAGCTTCTGGAATTGGTTCAGTTGTTGGCGGAACGAACGGAGCTGCTCCTGACTATGCTGACATCGTTTCTCTTGAAGAGAAGGTTGACGCTCAGAACGCTTTGCAAGGTGGACTTGCTTATGTTACAAACGGCCAAATCCGTGCGAAACTCAAGCAGACCAGCAAGCAGACTTCTGGAGTTGAAGGAAACTTCATCATCTCTGATGGAAGCCCGGGTGTCATCAACGGATACCGCGCTGAGTTTACCAACGCAGTTAGCCGCACATTGACCAAAGGAAGTTCATCGGTTGCATCCGCAATCTTCTTCGGAAACTTTGCTGACTATGTGATTGGCTACTGGGGCGGACTCAACCTTGAGCTTCTCCGCGACAGTGCTAACGCCAAGACTGGCTTGCACACCTTGGTTGCTAACACCTACTATGATGGTGGTGTTCGCCGTCCTAAGTCGTTTGCCGCAATGCTTGACGCACTTGGCGCATAATTAGCCAAACGCAATAACAATCGCAAGGGCGGCAGGGATTAACCTTGCCGCCCTTTTTTGACTTTTAGGAAAGAACATGAAGAATCTTGAAATCATTGAAGACTGCTTTGTTAAAGGAGAGCCTGTAGAAGCTGGAGCGATTCTTGAAAATGTTGACAATAGCGCAGCCGCTCAATTGCTTACAAGTGGCAGAGCAATAATTGCACAAAAGGCAGAGTTAAAGCCAAAAGCCGAGCCAAAAAAGAAAGTTGCCAAAAAAGCAGCAAAGAAAGCCGACAAAAAGGTAGATGCAGACAGCGATAGCGAATAGCATTAAAGATGCGTTTGTGCAGCACCGTTCCGATTACGGTGTAAGCATTACCATTGACAGTCAGACTGTAACGGCAATTGTGTCAGAGTCTCAGTTTTCCCGGGAGCTAATGGAAGGCGGCTTTGCTGACGAAGGTGACATTGAAGTAAAAGTCTTACTTTCTGACCTTAGCCAAATTCCAAGCCTTGGAAAGCCCGTGTCATTCCGCTCAAGAAACTTCAGAGTCTCAAGAGTCGGAACACAACCCGGGGCATTGGTTGGTGAAATAAGCTGCCGCCCGTCTAAGCGTTAATTCCATTGTAAAGCTTTATCAGTGGTTTGAGGTCTGCACGTAAAGCTGCAATTTCATCGTCGTCCATATAAGGCAATAATTTGCGTAAATTAGTCATCATGCGCGTTAGATGAATGTTGTAATTTTCAGAACCAAATTTTCTGTTTCTTGCCTCAATTTCTTCTTTTGTCACAATTCGCGGCTCTTCTAGCTCAGAATTAATTGACAATTTTAAAACTTGTTTTGATGGTTGTGATTCAGCTTCTGCAAGAAATTTAAGCCATTTAAACCTGCGTTCTTCATTTGCAATTGAAGCAACAGCTTGATGGTGTTCAAAACTCAAATCAGCAATTCGTTTTTCTATCGGAATTCTGCGACACACAGTTGCAAGGGACAACAATGAGGTTCTATCAACTCCAGTGGCTTTTTCTGCTTGTTTATAGGTTTCGGCAGGAATTCTTTTTTTATAGTTTTTACCCCCGTATACCAGCCAGTCACCTAAAGCCCAGCTGAAGCGTTTTGTAGCTTCACCAAAACGTTCACCAATTGCTTGCCATTCTTCAAATGGAAGTTCTTCTTGGAATGTCATGCCAACTTGACTCGGCTCTTTTGTTGTTAATTTTGTATTCATGAAATCAATTTTAAAAGTTGTTCACCCCGCGCATTACGGCAATTAGCCCTTCCTTTTTTACTTCGCATTGCTCTAGTTGGTTGTAACCCAAAAGCATCACACAAATCAACACATCGCTTTGATACAGTTGCACGGCTAACTTTGTGTGTTCTAGCTATTGCTGCCATGCTCTTGCCATCATAACAAATTCCAGAAACAAGGCAAAGGCATTTAATGCTGAGGGCAGGATGTGGACTTGATGCAAGAAAAGAAACTAATTGTCTCATTATTGTAAGCTCAGGTGACTCAATTGAGTTTGTCGAAGTTTCTTCTTCGCGCGGGTCGTATGCCGGGACTCGCTCACCGTTTTCCCAGTAGAATTGTTGCATGAAACAAAATTACACAAAAATTGACAGTTTAGCAAATTTTAATGGCTTACAGCACAA